ATGAACAAATACCACGATGCCAATATCGGCATTAACTGGGGTTTTATTGAATCAGTAGTGGAAATGAAATTCCCCGAACCAGAAGAGGAAGAAGCATGAAAACATACACAGGAACAGTAGTCTGCAAACTGTACCGCGAAGTCACTATTGAAGTGGAAGACGGCACAGAGAAAGACGACATTGAATACGCAATGATTCAGCATTATCACGACCACAACCTGAAGCCAGAAGACATGGAAACAGAAGTATGGGACATTGAAGAGGTGGACGCATGATCTTGGAAACACCCGACCAAATCCAAATGGCGCGTATGTTGACCCTGCGTAAAGGACTGCAACTTGAGATCAAGGGAATGCGTCATTCGGGCAGGAGCTGCTACTCCATTATTAAAAAAGAATTCGACCTGACTGGGACACGCGCCCAAGTGCTAGAGAAATTTGAACAACTTATCCCAAACCTCAAGGAGATCACAAATGGAAGTCGTTGAACTACAAATATTCCAGTTTCATGAGCTGGACGAGCAAGCCAAAAACAAGGCGCGTGACTGGTTTAGATCAAACTCGGATTTCCCTTGGTTTGATGAATACAAAGACTGCGTCAAAGCCTTCTGCGACCACTTCAATGTAACCCTGCGAGACTGGTGTCTAGGTGATAGACAAGGCTATGTCAAGACAGACGCAGAACAACGCCACTTCAGAGGGGTCAAACTCTCTGAGCAGGACAGGGACGCTATGCCCACAGGCTTGTGGCTTGACTACGAGCTCTTTGCCCACTTCTATGACCAATTCAAACGCACAGGGGATGCCAAGGCCGCCTTTGACGATGCCCTACATAACTTTGTTATTGCAGTCGCAAACGATGTGGAGCATTACCATTCTGACGAATCCATTGATGAAACTATGGAAGCAAACGAATGGTCATTCACAGAAGAGGGTAAGTTTTACCCCCTCTGGAAAAAGCATTAAAGAAACACACGCAGGGAGTCGGAGACTGCTGCCGTCCCGATTCTCTGCTCAGCATCGTTAAAGTCCTCACCAGCCTCGCCTACCCAGTAGTGCGGGGCTATTTTTTTGGCAGTCGCTATCCCCATTGGGTCATTGTCTGCGATCACCAACGGGTCACGCAGATTCTTAGCGACCTCAAGCATATTCCCTGCTGAGAAACACACATGGATGGTGTATCTTTCCCGAAGATGTTTCATTGCCCTACGCACCGACATTCCAGTCGCAAACCCCTCGACCAAGATGTTCCTGCCCTTGTTGTCAATGACCAGGGATGCGCCTTTTGTGCGCTGACCCGAAAGAAATCGTTTTGTGCCATCCTGAGAGATCAGTTGGCAGCCAACTAAATTACCCAAAACCCTCATGGGCAACACCAACAGATCATTCCAGATCAATCCCTTGTCCACGAAACCCTTGCGAACTAGGTAAGGGTGTTGGTCTTTAACAGAGTTATTCACAATGTATGCCGCCCTTTGTGCCGCCTTTTTCTGACGCTGTTCGTGCTCTTGTTTAGCAGCCAACATTTTCTTGTGTGCGTTCGGGTCAGGAACAAACGGCTCTTCCGATTTGTAAAGGATGTGCCTATCGTGTACTGCGAAATTGATAAGGGCACCTTTGTGGCCATCGAAAATGTACGCGCCATTCTGTTTTCTTGGATGGTCTTCAGTCCCCACCCTCACCCAACGATCAAGCACTAAGTCTTTAATGAGCAGACCATGAGCTCTTGCAAAGTCTTGAAAGCTCATTTGTTAGCCTTTGATTTTGCCCAAGCTATGTTGCGCGACTTGATCCATGAGCTGGTCTTTGTGCTCGTTGCCAACGGGTTTGTGTGAAGCCCCCTCGGATACGCGCCATACCTTTCCTTGTACTTGTGAGCTGCCCAGCCATCCTTGTATCCACGCATACGAGAGAAGTAAATCAGCTCAGAATAGAACTTCTGATTCTCGGTTAACAGCTCGCGCTTGGTTGTCTCTAACTCTGTTAATTCGCCCGGCACATTCAAGACTTGCTTCATGGCCTTTTCAAAGCCACATTCACCACAAATTCGGTCAGGCCAGACCCATAAAGCACCACAAGCAGGGCACTTTGAGTCCTTCTTTTCCTTCTCTGGCGGCTCTTTCTTCGCTGTTTCTGCCCCGTTTGTGAGCTCTGTCACGCCTTCTTCGAACAAAGTGTCCCATTCTTTGCGGAATCTCAAATAGTTTCCTGAGTGATCAAGCCACAAACCAAAGTCTTTGCCATCATAGGGACGCATAATCCGCCCCATTTGTTGCACATGACTGCTGAAAGACTTGGAAAACGGCCTCGCAGACACCCCTATCATCACATCAGGGACGTCAAAACCTCTAGTCAGTATGTCAGTAGCCACCAGACCATGAATTAGCGTATCTGGACGCGCAAAATCCTCGATTGTTTGGGCTTTGAACTCATCATCTTCTTTGTAACTGATCGAAACAAAGTTATACCCGGCCATACCAAACTGGCGAACCAAGTCCCTGCCGTGCTCAACTCCCGAGCAAAACACAACAGTCTTCCTCGGCCTACCAAACACTTGCATGGTCTTCGTTATCCACTCTTGGACAATATCCCCCGTGATCTTCATGCCTCGGTGAGCTACCTCATCAGCAGACCATTCGCCAGCCAACTTCTTTGCCCCAGTCATGTCAATCTCTTTGGCGATAAAGATCTTTAACGGTGTTAACCACTTGTCCTCGATCAGCTCACCAGTAGGTTTGGCTCCAACCACATTCGTGTACACATCTCCAAGGCCATTCGTAAAGGGAGTGGCGGTCAGGCCAATCACTTTCATCTCAGGGCGATCTTTGATGAACTGGACGATCTGCTTACGCTGGACATGGCATTCGTCAATGATCAGCATCGAGACATCAGGGAAGTTATCCCGACTCTCCAACGTCTGTGCGCTGCAAACCTGAATCTTCTCGTAAGGACGATAGCGCCAATGGGATGCCTGCATAACCCCATGAGGGATTTTGTAGTTCCCAAGGCGCGTACTGGTCTGGTTGACCAACACAATCCGGTCAAGAACCATGGCCACGTTCTTGGATTGCTTGGCTTGTTCGAGCATGATGGCCATGGCCACCTCAGTTTTCCCAAAGCCAGTCGGAGCATATAACAACTGGCTTCTGTGGCCATCTAGAAACCCTTGGGCGAGCTTCTCCACAACTTCCGCTTGGTGCGGTCTTAATTCGAGCATTTGATTCTCCTGCTGGGATACCGCCCAGCTTCGGGTTTAAGCCTTTTCTGCCTTCTCAGCACGTTTCTTCCAGTAGTTGACTTGCTTGATCATCTCAGCATTCTTACTCTGGAACTCATTACGGGACTGGGTCATTGTTCTGAGTTGGAACTCCAGGTCTTTGACTTGCTCGCGCAGCTCTTCAATCGTTTGCTTAACTTCCTCACGGGCTTTCTCTGATACTGGCAATGACTTAACAGCCAACATATCCTTGAGTTTTGCGTTCTCCTCTGCCAACGCTGTGTGCTCGATGGCCATCTCTTGGAGCTTGTCCTCTTCGGTGTACTCAGGCTCTGGAGGGGGAGCTATTGGCCGGCCAGCCTTGGATACGTCCATCTTGCGGCCATTCTTGTCAACGCGAGTGGCCTTCTCAAGACCCAAAGCCTTACGAACACGGCCTACAGTCATTGACGATACATCGCAGATGATTGCAATCTCTGTGTCTGTCTTCTCTCCGAGCTCAATATCCTCAAGGGCGAGCTGGACAACGTAACGGCGCTCATCTGGTGAACGTGGCTTACCATGCTTACCATTGGCCTTTAGACAAGCTAAGAAGGCATCGCGCTTGGTGCCTTGATTGATGTTGGCCTCGATCTCTGTGAACCCTGCTCGCTTGTGTGCATGGAATCTGTGGAAGCCATCACTAGGCCAGTAAGACTTACCATCAAACCACAGATCAATAGGGGGGAACTTGTCTTTACCTTCGAGCAAAATCTCTGTGTAGTGCTGAACCATTGGCTCGTCAATCTCTTTACGGGGCTGAGTGCCACCGTCTAAACGAATCTTCTGTAGTTGAACTTTCATTGCTTTCCTTTGTTTGGTGTTCTTCTTGATGCTCTGCCAGCCCAGCAGGCCGCGCAATGCCACTTTGTGTGGCTTAACTGGATACCACCCTCTGGCGGCTTCATTTCATTACAACTGGTGCACTCCTTATGTTGATGTACCGGCTGCTTACTGCCGATTGATAGTTGTTGTTTAGCAAATCCATTCACTTCTTCATACTCCTTATGTAAACGGTGAAACTGTCTATTGTGTCCTGACCAAAGACGGTCATCTTTTGAATCTCTAAAGCCACCTCCTCCAGCACTTGGTTGCGCTGAGAGGGTGATACATATATCTCGTTCTCTAGTTGGGTTTCAACCATCTGACGTTTGCGCCAGACCAGCGCCTTCTCCCATATGCTTAAATCCAACTTGGACATGGAATTCCTTTCATTTCTGGAAATGCTTTATCTACGATTGCTTGAATTCTCTGGCGAATAATTCGCTTCTCTTCTGCCGCCCTGATGATGGGCATCACAATCCATCTGTACTGGTTGTTGGCCTTGATCTTAGCCATGATCCGGCGGCGGTTAGTTCTAATCTTCAAGTGTTTTTCTCCTTCAACTTGGCCTCGATGGCTTCGGCATAAACTTTAAATGTCGGTGGCATCTTGTACTGGCTCATTAACAAATTGACCGCAGTAGCAGCATCAACGGCCTTTAAGCACTCAAGCATCTCATCTGCTGTCAGCCCACCCCATTTGTTTTGCTTCTCTGCCTCCGAGATGGCTTGGTCAAGTGCATAAATGTTCTTTCGTAACATTTTTGCCCATTGGTCACACGCAGGGATGTTGTCCAAGTCCGTATTTAAATTCCAAACAAAAGCGTTTCTTGCTTGTCGCATTACTTCAATGCTCATGCTTCCCCCTTAATGCCGTGTGCGGCTTCGATGGCTCGGGCAAAACTACCTCTGTCAAACCATTCGCGTCCATCTTTAGCAAATTTTTCGTGATTTCGGGCTTCCGTGTAAATCTCCTCATCCGTCAGCGGCTTGCGCTGTGGTGGGGTGGTGTGAAGTTTGGCTTCGCATTCGGCGCATATCGACTTGCCGGGGTGTTGATACGGGACACCCCATTTTTTGCCGCAACCACCGCAAAAGACTGCCCAGTTTTGTGGCCCAGCGCATCCCTCAGCAACACACTTCTTCACAACGGCGTCGTATCCGCATCGGTTGTATGTTCGTGGGCAGGCGTTACGTATTTTGTCTGCCTCTGTCAACGAATTTATTGGCGAACCAGAAGTTTTTTGTTGGTTCGCCAATTGCTCCCTTTTAAGTTCGCCATAGTTCCATACAGCCTCACCAAGTTGCCCCTCGGTTTTGGTTAGTCGTTGTTTCAATTCGTCATACTGTTTTTCCAACTCATAATGGCCGTACAGACTGGCTTTCAAGGATTCGATTTCAGCGGCACGGATACGGGCCAGTGCATTGGCTTTGCCGAGTAGGTCATGCAGTCTGCGCAATTCATCATTGACAGGCTCATCCTTCGCTTCTAGTGCGGCTTTAAGACGCTCAATATCCATGCGATAGCCTTTGCTTACACCTCCAAGTGTGTCAATGTAATTTGATGCCGCAGTCAGTTTTTCTAAAGACATTTTAAGAAATTCTGTTTTGTTCATTTTTTTTCATCCTATATTTATTTGATGCCACTTTTTGACATTCTTTGCAATATCGTTTCCCAGATTTTTGATAACCTGTGTTGTCTTCATCAAATGGATGACCTGTTTTGCAATGTGTTTTTTTGCTGTTGATTGCAGTTATTCCAACACCACGCAAACAATTTTCTTTATGTGTTACAGGCTCAAGATGATGTGGATTAACGCAAGCAGGATTCCTACACAAATGGTCTAGGCTTAATCCATGTGGTATTGGCCCATTTGTCGCTTCCCAAACAAGTCGATGCGCAGATATGTTTTTGCCCAACTTCTTTTTTGTTCCAAGTTGACCATAACCCATTCCAGTTATGTAGCCAGGCCATTTGTAACATGGGTAATCAGACCACTTTTTATCCAAGCAATCTTTAATGGCGGTGATGGCTTTACGCTGTGCGTTTTCGAACCCGTCATCATCGTTACAGTCTTCCCATTCCAACGCCTCCAATGCTAGGCGTAATGCTTCTGTTTGTGTCATAAGTATTGCCCCATCTGGTTCAAACTTGTTTTGTAGGCTTTAGCCATGATTGCTGACTTTGCCAACGTGGGCATTACCTTGTTGTTTTCTACATCAGACAAGTAAGATTTTGCACAGCCAATTTTTTTGGCCATTTTTTCTAACGACATATCAGTTTGGCAAAGCCGTAGCCCTCTTAAATATTCACCAAGGGTTACTTTTTCATCCAATGCAAGGCGTAATGCTTCGTCTCTATCCATGATTTTTCTCCTTCAGCTTGGCTTCAATGGCTCGGCCTTTGGTGTAAACATCCTCTTGCCATTCCCAGTTTCCTGCATCGCCGCTAATACGTAATTGCTCCATCCAATCAAGACAGTCGCTTAGTGCCGACAGCAACTCAACATTAAGTTTTGATGCCTCAATGCCTTTGCGAATCAGATCACTGGTCACCTGCGTTTCGCGGTGCTCCCAATCGCTGTAAAGCATATTGGTTCGCGCAAGAAACTCAATCTTTTCATTGAGCCGTTTGATTTCCGCTTCCTTGTCGTAACCGTGGTATCCGTCTTTATCCATGGTTCTTCTCCCTTAGAGCTTGTTCGATGGCTTTGTAAAAGCTACCCCAACCATCCATAGAATCAATCCATTTAGTCCACAATTGGTGTTGCTCTTCATCAGTCAACCCAACCCAAGGGCGAACGTAGTCCTGAATGTCATCGTCATCTATGCGGGACGGCTTCCTGTAAACCAACTTGTCTGGGTCGGTCGGGTGCTCTTCAAAGTAATACGGCTGACCCTTTAGCTTGGCTTCATGGGCTATGCGGTCGAACTCGTCATCTTCATCGGTGTGAATCATGCTTCCTCCTGTAGTGATATTGGAATGTAGATGCAGGCCTTGTCCTTGCTGTTTCTCACATTAACACTGTTAATGTGGCTGTCAGACAATCGCTTGCAGTTATTGCACTTAGCATCAGGAACTTTTGGTTTGCAGAGTAAATAACCACCTAGCCAGCTCATTTTCCTCTCGCTTTCATCATGGCATCTGCCATTTTGTATGCGTTTTCTGCTGTTATTTGTGGATACCCATTAACACCGATAACCCCTATGTAGCGGTCTGAGCCCATGATTGACTGCATGGCCTTGGCAGCAAAGTAATCCCTAAGATCCATGCCGCCTTCACCGCCTACAGCTGTGACACGCGCTTCATTGTTAATGCTGAATGTGGGTGTTGGGAATGCTTTCATGATTGCCCCCTTTTCTGAATGGCGTCATACGCCTCCTCCAATACCATCAAATGTTTAGGTTGGTACCAGCTACAAATCTTTTCTTTTTCTTTAAACGTCAACAGCTCAACTTCAACTGGTGGATATTTTGGGTCGGTGTTGTACTTGATGCGTGTGATGATGCCAAACAAGTCTTTGGGTAGCGGTCCGAATGAATCGTGGATGTAAACCAAGTCGCCAACTTTCATGCTTGTCCCCTTGCTCGGATGGCTTCGGCACAGGCTTCAGCCAAGTTGTACGGCGTTCCATCATTTGTCTGCTCACACACCTTTGCACACGCCTCACGCTCATGCTGTGCTACTAGCTTGGCAAACTCATACAAAGGCATCATGTTGTTTGCGGGGTTATTCCATCCGCACTTCTTAGCCATCTCAATGATTTCATCTTGTGTCATAACTCTCCTCCTGATTCCGCCCATCGCACCGCCTTGTGTGCCAAAAACAAACCTTCTGCGCAAGTCAGTCTTGATGAGCGTACATAAATTTCTCCGTCTCTGTAACCTATGATAATTACGTCTGTTAAATCACCGTCTTCGGCGTCTACTAGTGCAGAAGCAAGGGCTTGTTCTGCGGTCATGTTCGTGCTTGGCGGTAATCGTAATAAGTTGCTCATGCTTTCTCCTTCATGTCCCACCATGCGTCAGCGGCTTTCTTGACCATCT